GTCACCGATTCTCAATGAGTATGAAACCATTTTGAATTACCAACGTAAAGAGTTGGATCTTACGTGTGAAACAAATAGAGTGATTGCTCTAAGTGGTACGTTTAGTAATTTGCAAAGCGGCGACGTCATTAAGCAATCATCGTCAATCAATGGAACCGTATCTTTTGCTAACACAAGCTATGTCGTGTTAAAGCATGTCAATGGCACATGGGCGGCAGGATCAACCGTCTACTACTCAGGGAATAATGTAGTAGCTAACGCAACTGTCTCATCCTCGTCAACGTTACACACACCGATACCTAGCACAGTAGTTAGCTATTGGTCTCCTGTCAGCTTCTATGATTACGAGCATGAGGAGAACGAAAAGAAGAAACATATTAGACTTCTGAGTGCAGACTATCTAACACTTGTCGAACGTGATATGAAGGACTTGTTGTCTGTATGAAGCGCATATTTGAACCGGGCGATGTAGAGATTAAATACATTACGCTGAGAAATCCAAAGCTCGGCGCTACGATCAATCCTATTGAGCAGATTACCGGGTTTGATATTTTTGAAGACATGGCAAAGCCGACTTTGTATGCGACTGTTTTCTTCAATGACAATATCGGTCTGATGGAAGATTTCCCAATCATTGGTGAGGAAGAGATAGAGATAGAATTCACTACACCCGGTCAGTCGGAAACAACCAAATACAAGTTCCGCTCGTTTGAGTTAACAAACGTTATGAAAAACACAAACGGTAAAGGAGCAACTTACACAATGCGTTGTGTTAGTGAGGAACACCTATACAACTCTTCAGATTTGGTTACGCAATCTTTCCAGGACACCGTCAGTAACATAGTTCCTGTTGTCCTTTCCAAATACCTAAAAACAAAAAAAGAAGTGATTGTTGATGAAACAAAGGGTATTCAGACGCTAGCTATACCGCGCTTGAATCCTCTTCAAACTATCGATATGTGTCGTAAGCGCGCTGTGAGTAAGCAGTTCCCCTCTTCTTCATATGTGTTCTTTGAAAACCAAGCTGGTTTTAATTTCAAGACGGTAGAAGGTCTTCTCAAGGAAGGTAAAAAGAATATCGGTTCACGTGTGTTTAACGCAACGCAGAACGTGATGGCTAGTAAGGAAACACAGGCAAACTCATTCCGTACAATGTTGGGATTCGAGCAAGTGGCGTCTCTTGATTCAAACAAGAAAGCCGCTGAGGGAGTATTCAAAGCAGTCACTCGATCGTTTAACATATCAACAAAGGAATTTTCCGAGGGAAAATTTGACCTAAAGAATGTATTCAACTCTATGGAGAAGTTTGACAAGACATCACAACTTCCCAATACGGATGACTTCATTGATAAGTTTGCATCCGGTGTTCCGAAGTCTTTCTTTGTGCCTGTTGATTCTCTTCGGCCAGATAATTTTATCGATACGGCAGTAGCTATTCGTAACTCTTTTGCTGTCTTGTTGAATTCAAACATCGTTCGCGTATTGATACACGGTGATTCTGGTCTTAAAGTAGGTGATGTGGTGACATTAGATTTACCAGCAATGACAGGTACAACAAATAAGAAAAAAGATGACAAAATGATCGCTGGTAATTATTTGATTGTTCGTTTACGGCACATGATAACACCGAGTACCAAATCAAAGCATCAGATTGTTTTTGATTGCGTCAGTATAGGATTGTAATATGACAACAAAGAGCGTCGGTGAAGAGGGGTTTAGATGGTTTCTCGGTCGTGTAGAGGATCGTGATGATCCTGAGAAGATTGGCCGCCTAAAAGTACGAGCTTTCAACATTCACGGAGATACAACAGAAGCTCCAACAGCAACGTTGCCTTGGGCGACGGTATTGTTACCGACCACGAGTGCAAGTTTGAAGGGTGTTGGTATTTCACCAACAGGAATTAAAGTTGGCAGTACCGTATTTGGATTCTTTATGGATGGTAATGAAACAACCGTTCCTGTAATTGTTGGTGTTTTGCCGGGTATAGGTGACGTGTCACCGCTTGCTGTTGAGAACAACGCACTAAATAAAGAACCGTTAGGACCAGAACCTCCTTCACAGTACAGATCAAAGTATCCCTATAACAAAGTTGTTCAGACAGAATCTGGGCATGTGTTTGAGGTGGATGATACGCCCGACAATGAAAGAATACACACTTATCACCGTTCTGGAACATATCAGGAAGTGAACTTTGAAGGTAACAGAGTAAACCGTATTGTCGGTAACGATTATGAAATTATTCAAAAGAACCAAAAGATTTATGTGATTGGTAACGTTGATATTGAGGTGAAAGGTAACTACACGTTGAACGTTACCGGTAACGTGATCATAAACGGCAAAACGGTAAATATTAACAACGGATCACAAGGAGCTGCTCGTATTGGTGATTCGGTCCCAGATTCTGAAACTGACGGACCGCAGGGTATTGGTGAGGGTTCTGGCACAGTGTTTATTGGAGACTAATTAAATGGCACTCATACAAAGAAGAACGACCGCGACCCCACAACAATCACAACCGGAGTTGTTTTCTGACTTCTTGACAAATCTCGACACGCATCCGATAAAAAAGGATGTCGTTAGAAATATCAACGAAGAAGCTGTTAAGCGTTCAATACGAAACTTGCTGCTAACCGGTCGTGGTGAGCGTTTATTCAACGCATCACTTGGATCAGACATCCGTGGTATTTTGTTTGAACCAACAGACCCCTCGACAGAACAGGTACTAGAGGGGTACATCACCAAAACAATCGAGAATTACGAACCTAGAGCTTTGATACAAAAGGTACGTGTTCTAGTTGACAATGATACCAATACAGCAAACGTTACAATTATTTTCTCCATTCTAAATACAAGAGAACCTATTGTACTAGAACTTTTACTTAACAGGATCCGCTAATGGCCAACACGAGCATTGATTTAGTTGGTTTAGATTTCACAAATCTAAAGAGCAATCTAAAGACATTCCTTAAAAACAACACACAATTCAAAGATGTCGATTATGAAGGATCGAACATCAACGTTTTACTTGACGTGTTAGCTTATAACACGTATCTGAACGCCTTCTACACAAACATGGTAGCGAGTGAGATGTTCTTAGATACGGCGCAGCTACGTGATAGTGTTGTTTCTCATGCAAAAGAGTTGAACTATACACCACGATCTTTTGTTGCATCAAAAGCTACAATAACTGTTGACATTACTCCGTCAACTACTGTATCGTCCATTGTCGTCCCGAAATATACTTCCTTTACAGCACGGGTAGGATCAAACACATTTACATTCTCGACAAATGAAGCAACTGTAATCACGTCATCGAACAATGGTGTGTATTCTCTTACAACGGATGTGTATGAGGGAACAGTCCTAACGGAAACATTTGTTGTCGATGCATCGAACACATCGCAGCGTCATGTATTGTCAAACCCTACAGTTGATACATCTTCGCTAGACGTTGTTGTTTATGAAGATGGCGGTACGACTGCTCTCACATATACACAGAGCAAGGGTGTTATTGGCGTCACGTCTTCTTCGACTGTATATTTTGTACAAGCTGCGGAGAATCAGCAGTACGAGATAGTGTTCGGGGATGGTGTTTTTGGTCGTACTCCAAAATCTGGTTCTTATGTCGTTGTCAAATACAGAGCATGCTCAGGTCAGCTTCCTAATGGTGCTTTGAAGTTTGCACCAGATAGTACAATCGACGGACATTCAAGTATCAGTGTGAAAACTGTTTCAGGAGCAACGGGTGGTGACGTTGCTGAGACGGTAGCATCAATTAAGTTTAACGCACCACGAAGCTTTGAAGCACAAGATAGAGCTGTTACAGTGTCTGACTATGAGACGCTGCTGAAGAGTAGATTCTCCGATATCAAAGCAATTAGCGTTTTTGGTGGTGAGGAAGCTTCACCCCCACGTTTTGGTAGAGTAATTGTTAGTGTTGACGTAGCAGATGCAGATGGTGTTTCTGAGGTGCGCCAGAAAGCATACCTCGATTATATTAAAGATAAGACGCCCGTTTCTATCAACGTTGACTTCATCAAACCAGATTTCATGTATCTGGAAGTAACTTCAAACGTGTTATACGGCGTTGATAAAACAACAAAAACAACAGCAGATATTAAGTCGCTAGTGCAATCAGCAATCACAAATTACAGCTTTGATAGTCTCGAGGACTTCAAAGTAACAATGCATCACAGCGAACTGCTCAACGCCATAACAAAAGCAGATACGAGTGTTATATCCAACGACACAAAAGTAGTTGCTGTACGTCGCGTACTACCAACACTCAATACCGATTTAATCTTTACCATTGATTTTCAAAACCCATTGCAAACGGAGACAGGTTTAAAGACATCTTTCAGTGAAACACATTACGGACATACAATCACTAGCTCATCGTTCACTTACAATAACACAACATGCTTAATTGTAGATGACTCGCTTGGTAATCTTTATGTTGCTGCACAGGAAGCTGGTGGTATAACCATTCTGAAAAAGGTAGGTACTGTTGATTATACAACAGGACTGTTGACGTTTGCAGGTTTGAATATTTCACAGGTTGTTGGCAACTATTTAAAGATAAAAGCAGCAACGCTATCTCAAAATATCAACGTATACCGTAACACAATTCTTCAGATAGATGTTGCAAGAGATGTTACAGTTAATGTTACCGGCATCAAACAATGAGAGAAATCGAACGTATCATATCGCCACTGATTCAATCTCAGTTTCCTGAGTTTTATCAGGAGGAGGGCCCTCGTTTTATTGATTTTATTAGACAATACTATGCGTGGATGGAGCAGGAGAATCAGGCTCTAGGCCTCTCGCGTACGTTGTTGGATCTTAGAGATATCGATAAGACAAGTGAACAATTCCTGACGTACTTTAATCAAAAGTACATGAAGGGTCTTCCTCTCACGACAGAGGGAAGTCAACGCCTTTTGACCAAGCATGCTACGGATTTGTATCATGTGAAGGGCACAGAGCGCGGTATTCAACTTGTACTTCAGGGTCTTTTTGATCAAGAGGCTAGTGTGTACTTACCTGGTGAAGATGTATTCAAATCATCTGACGGAACGTGGGTAAGGCCAGTTTATCTTGAACTAACGACGACAGACCGCACAAAGAATTTTATTGGCAAAGAAGTTGTCGGTAGTGCAAGTGGAGCTAAAGCATTCGTTGAGGGGTTAGTGAGACGTCGCATTGGCGGCCGCTACATTGATATTGCTTATCTCAGCGACGTGAGAGGCAACTTCCAAGTAGATGAGTATATTACTGAAACATCGAATACGGTATTCGAAGCAGCGCCACGTACAACTGGATCAATGACAAACCTCACTGTAAAAACTGGTGGAGCTTTGTTTGCTGTGGGTGACGTGTTCGATGTTGAGTCGTCGAATGGTAAACAAGGCAAGGCTCGTGTTACTGAGATCTCAAACCAAACTGGTAAGGTAACATTCTCGTTTGCTAACTCGTTTGCTGATGGTGGTTGGGGATACAACGCCAACTCTGAAGTTGTCGTGTCGAGTAAGATGTTGCGGGTCACTGATACTACAAACTCAAACACGCAAATAACAAACTTCAAGCAGTTTGAACTTGTTCGTCAGTATCTTGCAAACATCGCATACGATACCGCTTCAAACAGCGCACTGTTCACCGTTGGTTCGGTGATTGAAAACTATTACGCAAACGGCGTTGTTGCTGCAAACGCCGTTGTCGTGGATGCAGGTATAACAAATTCAACAGCTGGTTATTTGATTGTCTATCCTGTCACGAGTACAATACCAACAATTGATACTACGTTCTCTAAAAAAGGTAACACCGTTACGGGCGTGATTACTAGCTACTACAACAGGACAGTTACAGCCAACGTTACAGCTGTTAATTCAACATACGTTGGCGTTCACAGCATCACGGGTGGCAACTTCTACGTTTCACCGTATTCAAAACTATACGGTCTTGAAAGTCAAACAACAGCAACAATATCAAATACAAGCACCGGTACTGATGCGACGTTTGATATTGGGTTAATTACTAACTCAGAGACAGTATACTTAACGCCCGACTTTATATCGAGTAATAATAATCAACAAGTGCCGTTTGTCGGCTATGGTAAAATCCAAGCTAGCTTCAATGCCTTGACGGGTGTTGCAAACACGACTGATTATATTACAACATCATCAGCACATGGTTTTAGCAATGGTGATTATGTTCGGTATGATGTGTCGACAGGCAACAATGCAATAACAGGACTCAATAATGGTGGGTTCTATTACATTGTTGCAGCAAACACGACAGCTTTCAAAGTGGCTGAAACGAACGGTGGCGCTTCTGTAAACGTCACAGCTGGTACATCAGAAACTGGTCATAAGTTTGTTCATGTGTATGGCAATACCACGCTACAATCGATCAACCTCAACGGTAATAACAGCGGTGCCGCACTGCAATACGTTTCACCCTTGATAGATTCAACAGGTAACACGGCTTATGGTAGCTATGGATTTACAAAATGGCCAGGCGGTGGTATAGATGCTGTTCTTCTTGATGTACTTCGTTTTGATCCAACGACAATAGGATCAATTGCATCGATTGTTGGTATTGATACTGGTAATGATTACAACGTCGATCCATTTATTGCTATTGTAGAACCGCGTGTTCTTGCCTACAACCGGTATGATCTAGGTTTAGGAATTACAGGCGTAACAACAGAATTTATGGAAGGTGAAGAGATTCAGCAATCATATTCTGCAGCTGGAATACAGCTAGACGTAACGGGGTTTGTTGGTACTGCTGCCAACGGAACAGCAACGACGACGTATATTCAAAATGAATATGTCTATCAAAAGTATGCTAACGGTGCAACCCGTGCTTATGGGTTTGCTGTTCCAGGCAACATAAACATTACTAGCGGTGCTGGCAGTGTTAAACTACAAAACGTTGTTGGTACATTTGTAACGACTTCAAATAGCTCCACTAAGATTCTTTCACAGACATCAAATAGCACGGCAAATGCGACTACTGTAGCAGCAACCTCACTTTCTGTCACAGCTCGTGGTTTGGTAAAGCCCAACTCTAACACAAACACTCTGTTGATTAAGCGAATCAATCTTGAGAACACGTTTAAGGTCGGTAGTACTGTAACAGGCCGCACTACCGGCGCACAAGCAACACTGACAACGGTTGAGGAAGATTACTCCACACGTCCAATCGGATTCAATGCCAACGTTACTGCTAACGTTCAAGCGTCGAATGGTATTGTTACGGAGTTAGCAGTTAAAGATTCGGGTTTTGGATACGTTAACAACGAAGTCGTTACGCTGACAAAGCAAGGAAGTTCTTACTCTATTACAGCTCTCGTCGAATTGCAAAAGCAGGGGTATGGTGAAGGTTTCTTTTCAACAACAAAAGGATTCCTTGATAGCGATAAGAAGCTGCATGATAACGATTACTATCAGGAATACAGCTACGAGGTGCAAACGAAGATTCCTTTTGCGCAATACATAGACGTTCTTAAGCAACTGACTCACGTCGCGGGTACAAAGCCGTTTGGACGTGTTGTGGCGGTGTCTGATGCTAACACTGAAATTACCATAATAAATAGCATAGAAACTTCTTGAAGTTAAGGCCATGTCGACACAACTCATTACAAATTATTTCAGAGTTCACGCTCTCAATCAATTTCGCGAATCTATAAACGAGACAGCAAATAGCGTCTACTATGTCTTCGCCGCCCGTCATACACCATACGTGTCTGGTGATGATGTTATTGAAGATTTAACAAACGATGTAAATGGTGCGTTTTATAATCCACACCAAGAGATGGTGTTTGGAAAGCGTGTTGGTGCAAGTGATGTTATGCCGCTGACAAAACGTTATAACTGGACACAGAACACGGTATACGCGGCCTACCGCGATAATATTGACTTGAGTGAGAAGGCGTACTACGTGTGTGTTAACGCGTCATCCTCCTACCATATATTTAAATGTTTAGATAACAACGGAAACACACCGTCGACTATCACACCAAATGTATCTCAAACATCACCAAACGATGCCTTCTACAGTACGTCAGATGGTTATGTTTGGAAGTATATGTACTCGTTTGACTCCACCACATTTAATAAGTTTGCCACAGCTGATTACATGCCGGTCACGTCAAACACACTGGTTACCGGTAATGCCGTCTCTGGCGCTATAGATGTGATCACTGTAGATTACAAGGGGTCTGATTACAATACGTATCTGAGCAACACGTTCAATTCAACTGATTTACGTGTGGGTGGTAGTGCTGTTAAATACAGTATTGATACAAGCGCTTCGTCGACTGCTGGTTTCTATGTTGGTAGCTTCTTGTACATCAAATCAGGAACGGGTAGCGGACAAGGACGACGAATCGTTGGGTATACTGTTGTCGGTGCAACAAAGACAGTTGAAATAGCAAGCGCTTTCTCCGTCAATCCAGATATCACTTCTGTTTACGAAATAACACCTTCTGTTGTTATAACAGGTGATGGTTCAAACGCTGTTGCGCGCGCACTCGTCAACACGTCATCTTCTAATAGCATTTACCAAGTTGAGGTGATTGAGCGGGGTTATGGATATACGTATGCTTCAGCAGCCGTGGCTGGTAACACGTCAGGCGTACAAAACAGCGCCGTGCTATCAATTACACTCGGTCCGAAAGGTGGTCACGGTGCCAATCCCGAATATGAGTTGGGTGCACGTTACCTTTGCTTTAGTGTTGACTTTGCAAATAATGAAAACGGCACAATACCTATTGCCAACAAATATCGTTCTGTCGGTATTATAAAAGATCCTTTGTTTAGCAACGTTACGCTTACACTTGGTAGTGTGACGGGATCATTTGATGTGGGTGAAGTTGTCACGCAAGCATGCACGTCAGCTGTCGGTTATGTAACAGATTTTACAGCTGGTGAACTGACGTTAACAAACGTTGCAGGTGTATTCAACCTTGCAAACGTTGTTACGGGTGCTGGTTCATCAGCTGTTGGTAATGTAACAGCGCTTGAAATCAATGGGGACGTTAAATCGTTTGATACGTTTGATCAACGTTACCGTTATACTTTTACTCCTGTTTCAGGAACGTTTACGCAAAACGAAACCGTATATCAAACCGATCCACAAATAACAAACGCAGTGTTTCATTCAAACACGTCAGGAAATGTTTATCTGACGCATGTGAAAGGTGTGCTAAATACAAGTAACACAATTATTGGGACGAATAGCGGCGCGGTGGGTACTTTGTTGTACGCATATAAACCAGATCTCGTTGTGGGTTCAGGTGAAGTCATCTATATGGAAAATGAAAACCCAATAACACGTTCGCAAACACAAAAAGAAACCATCAAAATTATTTTGAAGTTTTAAGAGACAAATATGCCATTAGAGAACACCCTGAACGTCAATCCGTACTTTGACGACTTTGATCCAGCAAAAGAATATTACCGCATTCTTTTCAAACCAGGAGTTGCTGTACAAACTCGTGAGCTGAATCAACTTCAGTCGCTACTACAAAACCAAATTGAACGATTTGGTAATCACGTATTCAAGTCCGGAACAATTGTTAGCGGTGTTAACTTTACATACCTTCCTAACTACAACTATGTAAAGATTCTTGATACACAGGGTGATGGTCAGCCATCACTTCCTTCCAGCTATGTTGGTTACTTTGTTAAAGATACCAATACGTTGACAGCGCGTGTTGTTAACTATCAAGATGGTTTGGAGTCTCAAGCGCCCGACATGAAGACGCTGTACATACAGTATGTTTCAGCTTCTAACTCTGCATGCACGACGTTTGTTGCTGATCAGCAACTGACTGTGTTTAGTAAAGACAATGACCTGTTTAAGATCACGGTCAATAATGGTGGCGCTGGTTTTTCGAATTCTGATACAGTGATTGTTCATGGTGCTTTGGTTCTCACAGATAACACAGGAACATATTCTGTCGGTGAAGAAATCACACAAGCAACTACAGGTGCAAAAGCTATCATTAAAGCTGTCAACACAACAGCAATAGCAAACACACTGATTCTCAGTATCAAACCACGCACGGCTGACTTGAAGAATACAGCAGTTACGTCTGCTGCTTGGACGTTTGTTCCGGGTTATAACATTGTAAGTAACACAACGGTTACAACAGCAAACGTTAGTTCCGTCATTGGTGAGGGTGCTATTGGTCTGATTACGACGGACTCGCTTGGTATTATTCAGACAATCACAATGTCCGAACGTGGTAAAGACTACACATTCCTTCCTCACGTTACTGTTCAAACATCCAATACAAGCGCTACGGTTAACGATCTCGATCTTATACCACAGAACTACCTAACGACAGTTACAGTAGCAAATTCATCCGTTAACTCCGTCGGCGCCGGCTACGCGTTTGCTGTTTCAGAAGGTATCATTTACCAGAAGGGGTTGTTTTTAACAGTTAACAATTCCGTTATTGTTGTTGACAAATACAACACGTCTCCTAATAACGTGGTTGTCGGTTTCAAAACAGTCGAAACATTTGTTGATGCAGATGAAGATGATACGTTATATGATAACGCATCAAATACGACAAACTACTCAGCGCCTGGTGCAGATCGTTTGAAACTGACGCCTTCTTTGGTTAAACTTACAACGGAACAAGCAGCAGCAAATGTAGACTTCTTTGCGCTTGCTGAGTGGAAAGAGGGCGTTCCATATAAGGAAAACCGTGTTACGGTTTACAATACACTCGCAAACGAATTTGCACGTCGTACACGCGAAGCGCAGGGTGATTACGTTGTAGATCCTTTCTATGTTTCGTCAAGAGAAAAAGCCACAACAAATACAACTTATGTCGATGCGGTTATCGATCCTGGTACAGCTTATATTTCAGGTTACCGTGTGCAGACTCTTAATAACGGCCTGCTCGATATTGAGCGCTCGACAACAACTTCCAATACAGAAAATCAGACGATTTCGGTCAACTACGGTAACTATCTTGAAGTAAAAGAACTTGCAGGTATCTTCAACTTCAAGACTGGTGATCAAATCAGTCTCCGTGATACAGCAAAGCAATACATTACAAACGCAACGATAAACACAGGAGCAATTACAGCTCCTGGTAGTCAGATTGGTACAGCGCGTATTCGTTCTTTAGTTTTAGCTAGCGGTTTACCAGGAACAGCGAACGCTGTGTATCGTCTGTACCTGTTCGATGTGACTATGTCAGCTGGCAAGAGCTTCCGTGACGTGCGCGCGGTTTACTATGATGGAGCAACACACGATGGTGTTGCAGACGTTGTGCTGACGTTGGATGCAACATCTAATGAAAATATTGCGCTATTGCAAGACATCAACCGTAACAAAATGTTGTTTGGTCTCGGCCAAGTAGCATTGAGTAACGTTACAAACGTCACTTACACAATAAGAACAAACTCTGATACTAACTATCAGATGACAACGGGTGGAACGATTACTGTTGGTCCGCTTGGCTCTGGTGAAACTTTCCCTTATGGCGATGGTACATTGGGAACCACTCAAAAACGTGATATTATTGTTATCCCTATTGCCAACTCACAGACAGCAAACGTAACTGGCGGTGTTACGACGTATGCGAATACGACTGTAGATGGCACAAGCACAACATTCACCTCTTCTTTTATTGCTGGTGACTTTGTGGCAATTGCTAATTCGACAGCAACAATATACAGACAGATTGCAAGCGTTGCAAACAACACTAAAATGTTCCTAACGACAAACGGCGTAGCCATGTCGGGTAATGCAGCAAACTTCTATCCAGCATTGTATCCTATTGCCCTTGCTGATCGGACAGACCGTTCGGCAGCTATATCGGCAAGTTCAAAAACGCTAACAATAACAATGAACAAGACGTTGACTTCAACGGTTAACGTCGCAGTTATCTTCAACAAAACACTCACCGCTCAATCACCTGTAACAAAGAGTGTTACACGTAACGTATATGTTAAGGTGCATACGAGTAATAACGCCGGTAGCAATACAGGGCCCTGGGCTCTAGGTGTTCCAGGTGCACTACGTTTGAAAAACGTTTATCTTGGCAACTCGACTGTTGTTAACACATCTAGTACTGATGTCACTAAGTATTTCTTTATCGATACAGGAGAAGATGAAAATGCATACCGCACATCGCAACTTGTTTTGAGAAGAGGTGCAACGCTATCGATCGATACAAATTCTTTGATTCTTGTTAAATTTGATGCGTTTAGATCTTCTGCAGAAGGTTTCTTCACTGTCGGTTCATATACAATTAACGACACAGCAAATCTAGCAAGTCTAACCTCAAATCAAGTTAACACATTGGAGATACCTGAAGTTGTAACAAGCATTGGTGAATATTATGATCACCGTGACATTATTGACTTCCGTCCGTATGCTTCAAATACTGCAGCACTTGCCACATCCGTAGCTACAGCAAATGTTAATCCATCAAACACATTTGCTTTGAGCGGATCTGATCAGCTGTGGCCCGCACCAGATAGCACTGTTGCATTTGATGCGCGTTACTACAACAAACGTATAGACCGTGTAACAGTCAATAAGGACGGTCAATTTAAAATTATACAAGGAACGCCAGGCGTTATTAGCGTCAAGCCACCAACATCACAAGCTGGTGAAATCACTCTGTCTCTTCTTAGTGTTCCTCAATACCCTTCCATTCCTACAATGATGAGCACGGACACGCTTGAAATAGCGTCGAAGAAGATTGGCAATGGCCGAGGAATCGTTGATAAGCGTACAAAACTACACACAATCGCTCCTTATCTTGAAAACGGTGTTGCTGTATCGCAGCCGCGTCGTTATTCAATGGCGGATATCGGTAAACTCGAGCGACGTATTCAAAACGTTGAGTTTATTTCCAACCTTAACCAGGTGGAAAAGGCTGTTAAAGAAAAGGTTATTCCAAGTTCGATAACACCATCAACAAGTCGTTTTAAACACGGCTTCTTCGTTGAGCCGTTTGAAGATTACGCTCGTGTCGATGCGGACAACGTTGAGTTTAATGCTTCAATCGATGGTGAGTTGGGTCTTCTTAAGCCTGCAACAAAACAAATCAACTTTGAATGTTCGTTTGATACAGCAGACGCTAATACAGCGGGGGGTATTGTCAACGCGACTACGTTAATGCTCCCGTACAATCATGAAATTTTAATTGATCAAACAATAAAGAGCGCTGTCGTTTCATCAGCTGGTGTACGAACACAATTCATCGGCGAAGGAACGGTTGCTCCCCCTACCTTCTCCATCAAAACACGTGGTATAGTAGAAGAGATTCCTGATCCTGTTAATTATGATGGTGCAGGTACAACGACAAACACCGGCGGCGGTGGATGTGGTAGTTGCTTTACTGCTGACACGTTAGTTGAAATGGCTGATGGCACAATGAAACGAATCATTGACGTTCTTGTCGGTGACTTTGTTAAAAGCGCTGATGGTATTTCTGTCAATGAGGTTACTTTTATTGAACGGGCAACGAGTGAGACTTATACACAGCTTTACACGCCATCGAATAAACTTCCTCCTTTTGCTACCGTCAACCATCCACTGATGATCGATGGTGTTTGGAAGGCTCCTGTTGCAGATACCTATATCTGGCTTGATGTTGAACCGCTAGATAAATGTAAGATAGCAGACAATGAAGAAGAGTTTGTATACAATCTCTGGGTTAAAGGCGATGGTACATACAGAGTCAACGGATATGGAACGACGTCAATTGTTGGCGACGGTGGTGCTTTGACAAACGCTGTCAACATGGGAATACTGACCGCTGATCAAGCTAGTGCAATCATAGCAGATATGACACTATCCTCACGAACAGGTTTGTATGGTGCTTACTTAATTAACAAATTCTTCAGTTCATTTGATACACCGCTTGTTTTGAAACCATTGACATATTTTGCTACCGCACCGAGAAACACACTACGTCGCTCGTTGTTCAGCTTTGCTACAGAGGTAGTTGGTCATATTGCAAAAGTATTAAAGGTATAACAATGCCGACAATTAAAAAACAGATTATATTCCTAGCACGTGAGCAGGCATTTGAGATAGAGGTGCATGGTCTTTTACCTCTGACGTACCATTACTTTTATGTTGAAAAACAAAAAGTTGATAGTACACGCTTAAAACCGCAAGGTGGTAAGGTTGGTGACGCATTACAGAGTGATGCAAACGGTCATCTTGTTTTCACATACTATTTCGATGCTATGCTGGAGACAGACACGGAGATAGGGATTGAGGATGCACAGCGCCGCGCTGGTCAAGTGGCAAACATACGCGATATCATTTTAACCAATATAAATGCTGCCACGTGTCCTGATGATTTCAAAGACATTTCATTGTCTTACTGGATGTCACATATTATTATTGAAGTTGTTTTTCCTTCTGATAACGATTTTGAAAGAAGAACAAGTTCCGGACCACAGACATCGCCGGTAACACCGTCGCCTCAGGAAGCAGCTGATGCTTGGCAACCCTCATATTGGTAAAATTTACATTATTCAGTCTGTTATAATACTTTCAATTGATAATTTTTAAAAAGCACATAGGAACACCTAAATGTTAGGATTTGATTTAGCACAAACGTTTTTTCTCGATAGAGATGCTGTACAAAAATCACCAACCGCGGCAATTACGAAGGTTGATCTTTACTTCTACAGCAAGCCAACAGAGAACAAAACAAAATCCGGTCTTCCAAAGCCAGGCGTATCTGTGTACATTTGTAATGTCAAAGATGATGGATCTCCTGACCTGAGTCTTGTGTTTCACCAGTACGCTGGTCGCGTTGAGTTTGATAATATTAATGTAAGTACCGTAGGTGCGACAGCTACCACATTCACTTTGCGTCAGCCATGTAACGTGGAAACGGATAGATCGTATTGTGTTCTTATAAAGTTCGATGGTAGCGATCCGGATTTCAAACTGTGGTACAATAAGTCAGGTGATAAAAAACTTGGAACAACAACGGCAACTCAAACATCATCAGGCAAGGTTGACGGTTATTTTTATACCATCACGAACGGTAGCGTTTTAACGCCGCAAACAGATGCTGATCTTGCCTTCAAGCTGTACATTGCAAAATTCAGTTCTCTTGAACAAACGTTTAAGATCAAAAATCGTACATTTGAAATTCTAAAGACAAATACTGTTTCAGGTAGCTTTACGGGTGGCGAGGATGCATATGTTGTAGCAGCAAACGCAACAGGTAACATTGCTTTTAGTGACACGTCAAAAACAATAACAGGAACAGGTACTTCCTTTACGAGCGTTCTTGTCGTAAATGATAAGTTCGTTATTACGGACGGTACTTCAGGTAATACTATTATTCGTACCGTTGCATCGATTACGAATAGTACAAGCATGACCGTGGATGTTGAGCCATCGTTTTCCAACAGCCAGGCAAAATATTATAAGACGGTCATTGGCAAGGTATACTTCCAAGATAAGGTATCCGATCATCTTGTTTTACAAGATGTCAATACCAACACTTCATTGACGGTAGCAGCTTCAAATATAGTTCGCGGCGTCGATTCGGGCGCATCGGCAAACGTAACAAGCATTGTTGATTATACGTTGAATGCAGTCGTTCCTAGCTTTGCTGTACAAACACCTGGTGGCACGAGTGCACGTTACCGTGTTAACGTTGCAAATACAACGTATCAATACGCTGCGGGTAATAAGGTTGACGTTGTCCTTGCAGAGCGTAAGCTTCTCAATCGTTACCCTGCTGTGATTGCTTCTAAAACAAACGAAGTTTCTATAAGTAATGATTTTGCTTCTTTTGCCGGCGATCTTATTTTTGAAACAAATAATCCTTACGCATCCCCATATGTCCGTGAAGAAAATCTTGATATGTTTGGCGAGCGTTTTTCTATCAACAACGACTCTACTAACGAGGAGTTCGGTCGTGGTAGCGCGTTGTCAAAGTATGTTAGCAAAACAATCACTTTGACGGATGATCAGTTTGCAGAAGATATGAAAGCATATCTACGTGTGTATAAGCCTGCAAATACATCTATTATTCTCTATGGTAAGTTCCGGAACTCTAATGATGATGAGCAGTTGAGTGTCAAGCCGTGGACACAGCTCACGCTCGTTAGTGATAGCGCCGTCGTAAGCAACCCAACAAACATCTACGATTTGATCGAGTTGGAGTATGCGGTTCCCTATGAGCCTGTTTCCAACTCGACCGCAACGGGCACATTTACAACTACTTCGAGTAGTGCTGTTATAACTGGCACGAGTGGTGCAGTAAACACAGACATCAGTGTTGGTCAATTGGTTAAAGTATATTCGCCACTGTTCCCAACAACAAACTATTTTATTGATCGTGTTGTTGACGCTAATACAACAACTATCACTGTTAGTAAAGCAGTCACGAACGTATCGTTAATAACAGCAGGTTTACGAGTTGACGTACTTAAAAACAAAAACAGTGCTTTCATTGATATTCAATCATTGAATACGTTAACTTATTTCAATGGTAATTCAGCTAAATTTCGAGGATATGATAGTTTTGCTTTGAAGATTGTTCTTCTTTCAGAAAACAATGTCAATATTCCTTTTGTTGATGATGTCCGTGCTATTGCTGTTTCTGCATAACAATGAAACTAGAAAAAACTGATGACGAACGCTTTGTCAGAGACATGCACAGTACCGCTGTCCTAAATAAGGACAGGAATGCATATAATCGGTTTTTAATTGAAAGACAACAACATCTCAATCAGCAACGCCTCGCGGCTGAAGTAGATAATCTCCGTGGAGAACTTTCAGATATAAAACAGATGTTACAACAATTATTAAACGGAAGAACACATGGCACGCGCGATAGCTAATGTACAAATTGCAACGGACTCATTTGCTTCATGGATTGGTATTACCAACCAAATGGCAGATACGTTTACAAATTATGCACTGACAGCAAACTCGTCTGCTGGCGGTGCAACCGTTACTGGTAATTCACAACTGATTGGTATTTTTGGATCTAACACGGTTGCTGTTGGTACTGCTTTGAGGGGCGGCAACGTAGCTACGTCGACTAACCTAACTATTACCTCAAATACAATCCAAACAGGCGATTTGCTAAAGTCGACTGCAAACGTTTACTTTGAAACAGCGAACGTGTATTCAAACGGCGCTAACTTTAAAGTAGTCGGCGGCCTGCTTACATCAACATCAAACGTTTATATCCAAGCGGCAAACACATACGTCAACGGTGCCAACTTTAAAGTGGTTGGTGGAATCGTCACATCAACATCAAACGTTTATGTCGAAGCAGCAAATGCGTATATTAACGGCGCTAACTTTAAGGTAGTTGGTGGTACGTTGACTTCTACCTCAAACGTTTACGTTGAGGCAGCTAATACATACGTTAATGGTGCCAACTTTAAAGTAGTTGGCGGTCTTGTTACTTTAACGTCAAACGTTTATGTTCAAGCGGCAAATGCGTATATTAATGCGACAGCAATAACCGCTGTTGGTGTTACAACTGTACAGGGTAACACGACTCTCAAAGCTAATTCATCACTAACAAACGTCGTACTCGTATCAAACGCTACCGCAAGTAACTTGCAGGTGACTGTCGATGGTTTGAACGTTACCGGCACTACGATTGTTACAGGCAACACAACACTCAGAGCAAACTCGTCACTAACAAACGTTGTTTTGACCGGTAACTCAACGGTTAGTAATTTGAGTGTGACGGCTAACGCCCTTAGCATCACTAGCGTATCGACGGTAACAGGTAACACAACTCTTAAAGCAAACTCCTCTCTGACTAGTGTCGCTCTCGTGAGCAACTCGACGGTAAGTAATTTGAATGTAACAGTTGACACATTGAGTGTTACTGGTATTGTCAATCTGGCCAACACGTTAAGTGTTACTGGTACAGGAACAGTCAATGGTGCTTTCACTGTTAACAACACAGCGGCTGTTGGTAATACAACAATAACAGGTTTTGCAAACGTCTCCTCTACTCTTAACGTTACGGGAGCAGCAACAGTCAATGGTGCGTTCACTGTGAACAACACGGCAGCTGTTGGTAACACTACTGTTACTGGTTTTGCAAATGTATCATCGACGTTGAATGTTGTAGGAGCAGCGACAGTCAATGGTGCATTTACGGTAAACAACACAGCAGCTGTTGGTAACACTACTGTTACTGGGTTTGCAAACGTTTCTTCAACTTTGAATGTTGCTGGTAATGCAACCGTTAATGGTACACTCACTGTAAACAACACAGCAGCTGTTGGTAACACAACAATCACAGGATTCATCAACGTTTCGACAACATCGCAACTAAGCGGCAACGTTGCACTTCAGAATACTGTTCTACAGACGTCTGTAACAAACACAAACATTGGTAATGCTAATTCAGCAGGTAGTTTTACCCCGGTAGAAATTTTTAACTTCCCTTTAACAACGTATTTTGGTGCAAAGATTCTTGCGCGTGTTGAAGCACTTGGCGGTGCTAATACGCAAGTACAAGAGCTTGTGATTGCTCACAATGGATCAGATGTTACACTAACATCGTATGCCACTGTTGCAGCGCCTGCAGGAGCTAACTTGGGTGTTTATTCAGCAACTATAAATACAACAGCTGTTTCAGTTAAGTTCCAACAAACAAGTGCAAATTCAAGTGCAAAGATGTTTGTGCAGTTCATAAAATAATAAGGCAAACTAATGGCTGCGAGCAATACAAAGTTTAAGGT